GTTGCATCATTTGCTGCTGCGCCATTTGTTGCTCTTGGGCTTTCTGTTCTTCTGACTTTATTAAGCCATCCGTATCAATGCCTAAAGAAGCTCCAAGTCGGTCAATGTAGTCATTAACATTTAACTCGCGTTGTATCAGCTCAGGGCCAAGTGGCTGTAGGAACTGAAGTAGTTGCGCTAGTTTGTTAAGGTCTTGACCACGGCCTAACGCTTCCATGCCTGTGACAATTTGAGGTTTGAGCGTTTCTTCTGGGAACTTTGGTAACTTGCCTGCTTTTTCCATACGGTCTAACAGGAGTTGTACAAGTGGGTACTGAAACTCTTGCGAAAGGATTGAGTAAACACCGCCAAGTGCTGCTTCTAGCTCTTGTGCCATAAAGCGTACTTCTTCGGCAGTGACTCGTTCAGCTTTGCGCTGTACTGCGCTGTTCATAAGAAAAGCAAATGCTAGACGTTCAGTAAGTTCACGCGCTGTCTCTTGGGCAACACGGAAGTCACCTTGCTTTTGTAACTGTAGTACGGACACATCATTAGCATCACCAGCAGCAATACCGCCATTAGGTGTAGTTGCTAATACACGTTGTTTAGTCGTGCCGTTAGGTCTAACAAGGAAAAGCACCTTAGCGGCTGCGGCAGAGCCTTGTACGATTGCTTTAGTCAAAGTCTCTAGGGAACTTAAGTCACCAATAAATTCTTCAACATAGCCTCGCCCGTAACTCTCACCATCAATACGTACCATGCGTAAAGACATAAAAGGGGACTTACTTATCGGATAAGAACCCTGTGAATTAGGAACGACTACGCCTTCAACTTCTTGGTAAACTTCCCATTTTTTACCTACACGTTTAACGTGAGTGTATAAATCTACGTTTTTAAATTGTTGCTCTTCGTCAGGTTTTGTTAATAATTCTTTAACTTTCTGAGGAAGCATTTGAGGGCTTACAGTTTCCTTAATAATTATTTCAAGGACGTTACCCATTGCGTCACGTTGGCATACGTAACGGTCTAAACGAAACACACGAACACCGCCTTCTTTAGGCATGTGAACTAGGACGTTACCAGCGACTATTAGCTGTTTAATTGCCTCAAAGACAGGCACACGAATAGCCTTGGTTTCTACTTCTTGCATAGCAGCACGTTCAATGCGGCCTAATGCCTCTTCTACTTTACCTCGCGCCCCTTCGCCTGCAATGTTTTGTACATCGAAGTCATCCATTGTCAAACGGAAGAAAGGCGCGTTTGGAGGCAACAGAGTCATCAAGAGTTTTGATGCAAGGTTATTGACTCCTCGCGCACCTATAGATTGATACGGGGTAGGATAATCAGTAGAGCCTGTATGACCCTTTGGGGGCATTAAAGTAGGAATAGATAACTCTGCGGCCTCTCTGGCTCGTTCCAAGAAAGGCGATCTATCTGTCTCTAGTTGTGCATAGCGTTTAGCTACTGAACCTGTGTTGTTCGTTGTCATAGCTAAATCATCTTATATTTTAAGTTGGGATATTTAAGCCTGAGCCGCCTGACCCAAAGCTGATACCACCACTAGTTTTATTCCGTAAGCCTCGCTTACCTTTTTTACGTTTGTTCTTACTAATAGCGAGAACGTTTTTAAGGTTATCGGGCTGAACTGTAGACCCAGCAGGACTGCTAGAAGCGGTAGTCTGCTTTGGTGCTGACGCGCTTGGCTTAGTCACTGTTTTAGGCTTTTCGGCTACTTTCACTTTGTCATCAATACGTCCAGCTACTTTTGGCTTTGTGATAACTGCGTCACGGCCTACAGGGTCATTGCCTGTTTTTGTGGCAACTTCTACACCATCAACATAGGTTGTGGACTTGCGTTTGCCTAACTGCACGCTTCCTACTTTTGGGTTAGACCCTTTTAGTACAACTTTAGGGCCACCTTTGTAGTCATAAGTAGTCTCAAACTTTTCGCCAAATAAGCCAGACTTCTTAGTAGACTTAGTTACGCCACCGTTCTGTATGGTAGCCATAGAGCCTGTAAGTCTTTTTAAGTCATCCGCAGCTCTTTTCTGTTGGTCTTTAGTAACTACTTTGTCACCAGAATAAGCCTTTTTAATACCGATCTCGTCCTGCTGCTTTTTCATGTCAGCTTGGCTAACACCTTTAGCTCTCTGATCTGCCCAATATTTTTGATTATATTTAGTAGGCTCTTTAACAGCCTTTGGAGCTGGTTTAGGAGCTGGCTTTGGAGCTGGCTTTCTATACTGACTTGCAATACCGTCATGCGGATGTCTTGAAGTCTTAGCTTTTGGAGCTGGCTTTGGAGCTGGCTTTGGAGCTGGTTTAGGAGCTGGCTTAGGGGCTGGCTTTTTATATTGACTTGCAATACCGTCATGAGGGTGTTTAGAAGGCGCAGCTTTCTTTTTAGCTTTTGTAACGGGCTTCGGAGTTGGCTTCGGAGTTGGGGCTTTGTACTTACTAGCTATGCCCCCATGTGGATGCCCACTAGATTTAGATTTACTTTTTCTCTTACTACGTCTTGAGGGTTTTCTTGCTGTACACATTATTTATTGCCCCCAGATTTACTTGGAATGCCTAAAGCATTGTTACCAATACCGTCACCACCTATACCTAAGCCTGAGCTTCCTGTGTTTCGAACACCACGCTTACCTCTAGCCAACTTTTTTCTTGACGAGGAAGGTTTCTGTTCTAAGTTGGAAACGTCAAGCGTAGCAGGAGAGCGTGCAGGGGGTGGTGTAGGTGCTGGTGTTTTAGGCGAAGAGTTAAACAAACACATATTGTTTATTCCTCTGTTGTTATAAAGTCATCTTCTGATAGCTCAATTAATTTATTAACGACTGAACGCTGTCCCTGAAGAAAATGCAAGTGTTCTAAAGAAATACCTTGCTTTGGTAACTTGTCTGGGTATAGTTCATTGAGCTTATTAAGGAGTCCTTGAGATATACCCAAAGTTGGGCTTAGTATTTTTTTAGAACACTTGCATTTTCTTCAGGGACAGCGTTCAGTCGTTAATAAATTAATTGAGCTATCAGAAGATGACTTTATAACAACAGAG